GAAGGGACGTCATGTAGTCCAGCACTACCGTGTTGGATGCCATCAAAGCCATGCCCATCCAGAACGAGGTGTTAATCCGTTCTTTGTTGGCTCCCGCCTCCATCCTGTCCTTGCCACCACCCTCGCTATAACTAAAGCAAAAAGAAGGGAACCACTCTAAATTCGCACGGTTCTTGGTTGTGATCTCATCTGAGATCAATGCCAGACTACCCAGTAAGCCAGCCCTTTGCAGCATAGCTACATCAGATGTAGCCGCACCTACGCGGTAGCGGTTAGGATGCCCCCAGATAGACGCTGCCATACGCAACGCATACGACTTACCTGTACCTGATTCTCTGTGACCCAAGTGAAACGTCATGCCATCAATACCAGAGAACGCCATGATGATAGAACCAAACCCAACGCATGCACTAGCTAGCAGTGGATGCAGGTCTTCAGGCTTGTTGTAGGTGGACGATGCCAACAAAAGAAAGCGTTTGCGCCAACCATCCAACGTGCCATTACGTCCTGTAGCATGGAATACATTCTCCAACCCCGGCATAGGTATCTTGCGAATTGAACCATCAGCACCGTAAATCAAGTTATGATGAACGAACGATTGATCTTCCTGCCAGCCATAGTTAGATGGCACATTCATAGCACCACGACCTGAACTGTAGTTCTCAACGCAACCCCGCACATACATCCACAACTGAGCGTCGTTACCTGCACCAAAAGCCGCCATGATGTTTTGAGATGCTAATGACTTAGCTAGCTCATCCTTACCAATGATTACTTTCTGAGCAAACAAAATATCTACCGCACCTTCGGGACGCAACGCTACCATGTGAACGGTGTGTTCGCCATCAATCGGCTTTAGTATATCCATGACAAACAGATCGTATGGCAAGATCATTCGTTGTGTTGTAACTTTATTACCCTCTTCATCCGTCGCTGTTTCTTCACGATAGATACCACCTGTCTTACCATACGAAAAACCACGCGGCGCTGTCGGCCTAACATACGTAACCTGCGTTGCCTCTTCATGGGGGGCAGTAGGCTGCTTAACAACTTGTATAACTTTTTCCTCGACTTCAACCTGCACCTCCCTGCCTAACGCTAGCGGGTTAGTTATCTTGCCAAAGTGTTTGCAGCCGGTACAAACGCCGGGATTTTCGCTATCAAATTTAGTGCATGGGTATGGACCCTTGATCTCGCGCAGCTTCTGCGCCATGCGCTCTTTAGTATATGGGTGACGCTCAGTAAGAAAGTTTGATGCTTTAACACCGTCTTCGCATTTCGTTGCGATTGATAGCCAGCCGCGCCATAGCGGCTCCATGCCATCTTCAGAGGCGTTTTCTAAATAGTGTACGAGTTGGCCGCAGCCATCCCCTTTTGTTGATTTGTTGAGGATTGTTTTAAAGAACGTCGATGAGTTCTCAAACAGCTTTAGTGTGTTTGCTGTTGCTGGCAGCGTAGGTTTCTTGCCGGGTATCGCTTCAAAGTCTTGTACCGGAGGTATGTCTATGAGATTGTCACGGACGAGCTTGGCAAAATCATCGAATAAAAATACTTCTGGCGATGGCTCCTGCAACACAACCACTGGTAGCGTGATGTTGTACTTTCTGACTCGCTTCCAGTTAGTAGTGCCGGGCACACGCATAACACGCGCTGCGTCAGCAGGTACACTCATGTCGATCTTCATGCCTTCTTGTCTGCACAAGCGCTTAAAGTTTTCAGCCACAGGCTTCCACGTAGCTATATCGACGTTAGCAGTCAGAGGCCAGTACACATGGTAGCCCCCGCCTGAGTCCACCATCAAAGGCGTACCCAACGCATCAAGGCCGGTCTTCTCTACGAACGCAGTAAACGCAGCCATGCCTTCTTCTTTGGTGGCATACGTTTTGGGTCCAGCTTCAGCACAGTCAAGGTCAAGGAAGAACGAACGCATAACTTTAGCGTTCTCCGCAGTACGGTTTCCTGAGTGCTTAAACGCTGCTAACGCAAAGTACGTGTCGCACTTAGCCTCATTAAACCGAGCAGCGTTAGACGCTAGCTCGTCAATTGACGAACTAAAGACGTGTTCTTTCTTGCGAGAGTCAACTTCCGCAACGCAGTAAAAATCTTCAGCGAACGGTAGTACCGCCGCTAGAAAATCTAACGGTTCCATTAGCGCTCCCATGAGTTAGCGCCCGTCGTGTCGTAGTGCGGGGTTTACTAGGTCTTCAAGTCGTTTAATAATTTCTTCTTGCCATTCAGTAGGCAGCTTACCCTCGGCAAGCATAATGTCGGCATATCGTACAAGTTCTTTATCTGTTAATTTTGAAGGCTGAACGCTGAACATATTCTTCTCCGTGCTTCCTCTAACGTAGAGGATGTTTGCATTATTTTTAAAAGCGACGAAACACCAGCGCGGTAGGGTTGTAATACTTCTCCGCCTGCAAACCAGTTGTATACAGTCTGTCGTGTTGCTCCGGTCGCACCAGCAACTAAAGTCACAGGAATATCTAAATGAACAGCGTAGCGTCCAAGCTGGTTGCCCAGCGTCTTGGGTGCTTTCATAATCCTGTCAGTAACGGCGTGTGAATAGGGCATTAGTATTCTTCATTTGGTATGACACGATATTTGAACAAACCTCGCTTAACGTACTCGCGTTCTACTGTATGTCCCCCAAATTTACGCTTGCGAAAGTCACGCAGTCGCGCACTCACGCTTGCTTCAGAGCAGTAAACCTTTTCAGAGATTTGTTGCAGGGTTCTCCAACGTCCATCGCGCATCAATTTCCAGACGTTGTAGAGTTGTGTAGTCAGACGTTCTTTATCGCGTGCTGGGTCGTATGTTTTTCCATCAAAAGGCATCGACGATCTCCTATAAAAGTGCGGGGTCACCAGTCAAGGTGAACTCAACAAAAGGGGTAACTGGCCCCCGCTGCCGGTGTTATTAATGCCACCTCCGGCTGGGCTTTACCAATTAGTCGTCTGTATCGTCCCAAGCATCGACCAGCTTGTTCAGGTCGGAGCCACCTTTAGGAACATTCTTACCGACAACAGCTTCCTTGCGCACTGCTGGCTCGTCACCGCTGTCTTCCTCAACTGGCGGTTTTGTCTTTGCTGCTTTAACTGCCTTTGGTGCTGTACCTGCCACCTCAGACTGCGAGACAACCTTAGTATCGGTTTGCGATACTGTCATCGTGACGGCGTTCGTTGCCTCACGCGTCTGGCCTTTCTCAACAGCAACAGCGTACTCGTCGTCGTTCAACCAACGCTTTGCTTCAAAGAACAACTTAGGTACAGGAGCCTTTGTATCAAAACGCAGACGTGTAACAACTGCATCAGGACCTGCGCCCATCGCAGTCATGTAACGAGCGTACGCTTGCAGCGGACGGTTCTTACCTTCTTCCTTACCAAAGATAGACTGAGCAGGTAACGCTAACTGCATAACGTCGCCATTCAAATCATTCTCTAGCACCACAGCAAGACGCTGGCTGTAACGGCATGCGCGGCTAGTGCCATCACCTGAACCCGATATGTTCTGTGGGCAGGTCGCACAGGTTGTGCTTTGCGGGTTATCTGCTTTGCTATCAGGACGCTCACCATCAGCAGACCAGCAAGCTGGGGCAGACGTATTACCTTCCTCGTACTTGCCCATGTAAAACGTGCGCGACACCTTGGGTGCAGCGTTAACGATAATCACATCCAGATAGCGCTCATCAATAGCAGCAATTTCTTCGCCGTTAGAGATCAGACGGAACACCCCGCCTTTGATAGAAATTCGTTTGCCACCACCACCGCTGCCGCCAGATAGGGCTTTAGCGACTGCAGACAGCTCACCACGTTTAACAAAGGAAGGGACGGAAGAGGCGTTAAATTCAATAATGTTTGACATAGTTTTACTCATTTAGTTGGTTTACGAACACTGATCTGATACACCGTATCAGAGTTAAGCCCCGGCGGAACTAACGTCGGGTTTTCTTCAAGGAACTGCGCCATATTGCGTTGTGCAATGCGACGCTCCAGAAGGTCTACGGCGTCGTTCTGGATGATGAAGTCCTTGAACGACCCCCAATCTTGGGTGGTATAGCGGGTTTTAGTACCGAGCATGACTGTGCCAGTGTCAGTCTTCATTGACTTCGTGCCAAGCGCCATCATCTGTGTCTTCATAGCGTTCTCGATCTCATCTTCCTGCTTGTCGAGTGCCGCCAGTTCTTCTTCATACTTCGTGGTCAGCTCTGCCTTTGCGCCCCTGATTCTCAGGTATACCTTGGCAAGCTTATCCATAGGGACAAGTTCTGTATTCATTATTAACTCCATGTGGTTGGGTATTTCTGTCAAACATTTTACAACTGGCTTTTTTAAGATGCAAGCTCTTCTTCGTATAATTTCACTAGCACAGCGTGGTCATCTACCCGACCTGCTAGCTTTTTAAACATCTTTCTTTCCAATTCGCTACCTTCTATATGCACGACCGTTACCTTGTCTGAGGTTTGGCCTACGCGGTCAGTACGCGCACAGCATTGCAGGTACGTCTCAACAGACATAACCGGACCCCAAAAAACTACCGTGTCAGCGGCTGTCAGGGTGACCCCATGCGAGGCAGACTGAGGCTGAACAACCAGTACACGCGGTGACTCCGTAGTCTGGAACTGCTTGAAAATAGCGGTACGCTTGGCTGGTGTTACGTCACCATGTATCTGTGCAATCTCAATGTTATTCTTTTGCAAAAACTCTGAGATGGTGTCGATGCTGTGGCGGTAGGGGGCAAACACCAACACCTTGCGGCTTGTCTCTTCCAACACTTCGAGCAACACGTTTAGCCGCGGGGAGCAGTCAAAGGTAACGACTTCTTGGTTGTCGGTGTACGCTGCCCCTGCGCTAATCTGTAATAGCTTGTTGACTCCTGCCGCAGCGTTAACTGCGGTAACCGTTTCGCCAGCAGCTTGCATCACCATGCGGTCTTTTAACATCTTGTAGTACTTAGCTTGCTGCGCAGTCAGCGGGACTTCACGCGTGACGGTAATAACTGGTGGCAAGTCAAGGCACTGCGCTTTCGTAAACCTAATTGCTGGCTGCAACACTTCATGCACATCGCTTCCTGACGTTGGCTTAGGCATCCACCTAAAGCGTGTGGCTTGATACATTACCTTGTCGCGCCAGCCTGTAGCAAACTTAGGCACAGCATCAGGGTTAACTAACTTGGCTAGTCCGTACGCATCTAGCGGGGACTGCGCGGCTGGCGTTCCTGTCATCATCCACAGGTGGGTGTTGGGTTTGAGTATCTTTAGCAACGATTTAAAACGCTTGGTTCCTACGTTTTTGTACGCGTTGGCTTCATCAACAATGACCAGATCAAACTTGCCATCTTTGACTACTTCATCAGCAATCAAATTCAAACCATCGTAATTAGTTATAACGAAGTCATAACCGCCTCTAACCATCTCTAACCTACGTGCAGCTTGCGAGTGATGAGCTACGATACAACTGCGGTGAATGATGCTGTTGTTTAAATCCTGCATCCACGCCGAAGTCATGATCGACAGAGGGCACAGCACCAAGCAACGGCGCACTTCACCAACCTTCATTAAGTAGTCAGCAGCCCACAACGCCGACAAAGTTTTACCTGTGCCGGGTTCTGAAAACACAAAGCTGCGACGATTAAGCGTCAAGAAAGAAGACGTTTCACGTTGATGTGCAAACGGCTTGAACCTGCCGGGCCAATCGTACTTACCCTCGATGGGCGAGACAACTTTCTTTACACCCAGATTGCGAAGCACTCGCGCTTCGTCCAAACCAAAATGTACTGCTACTTCGTAGATGCCGTTATCGTGACTGACTATCTTGTGTTTTGGAATGATTGAATATTTTTCTGGGTTACGCGTTCTCAAAAGGTATAGCTTGTTGTCAATGATCTGCATTACTTATTGTCTCCCTGATTCACGCTCTTGCCGCGCAACCGCAGATTCCCTTTGGTTGACTTACCGCCTTTGCGTAGTGGCTTAACGTGGTCGATGTCTTTTCCGCTTCTATCAATACCCAGTTTGTCGTACATGCGACGCGCTCTTTGGCGCTCATGCTGGGCACTGTCTTTTCCTGACTTACCTGTTTCCAAATCTCTTTGGTACTCTTTCTTGTAGTTTCTGGTTGCCATGATGGCCTCCTAATGTTGAGGATGATGTTCACAGTCAGTTACCGGACACCAACCACACAGCGGTGTTTGGTTTGGGTTCCATACGTCAACACTATGGCTAGCTGCAAGACGCGCAACGCGCTCACGATAACGCCACCATAGCTGCTCTTGTTCTTCAGCGCCGACTTCGTGTGTGACCATTGACTTCTTCACTACGAACAGCAACGCTGACTTCACACGTTTGACATGCGGGAAATGTTTGAACACCATCAACGACATCAGGATTAACTGATCGCGATCAGGGTATCTATCGTTTCCTGTTTTGTAATCTATTACTCGCGCTGTAAAGTTATCGTCGTTAACGATAATCAAATCAGCGATACCACGCACCCATACGTTCTCGCTATCGAAAGCACAGGGGTTTAAATCTTCTGTCAACGCCATCTCGTACTCAACAAACCTCCTGCCTGTCTTAGCTTTCAACGAGTCCAGCGTAGGCTGAACAAACGCAAACTGTTCTGGCAGAGGCGTGTCGTCTTTGATGTAATCTTCTGCGGCTTTGTGCAACTCTTTACCGTAGCGTGTCTGCACCGTGTCTTGGAACGGAAACTTCTTCAACACCTTTACTTCGTGGTATCGACGAGCGCAGCCTTCAAAATCTTTAAGCGAACTGTGCGACCACTTAACTTTTACGGGAATCATTGTGTGCCTTCTTGTCGTGTCCTAGCTTCTTCAATCTTTCTTTCCAAATCCTCAAACGCTTTCTTTGCTTGTATCTTTGTTTTTAACTTAGTGTTAGTGTTGATTTTCTGTGTAAGCAGTCTGTTGAATTCCCCTATGGGGTAGCGCAGCAGAACGTAGGCTACATACTTGTCACCCTCTTGCACAATCTTTGAATCTTCTTCCTGTACGCCTGTCAGGTTTGCAAGGATGGCATCCTGCGATGTAACTACCGAAGCCTCTTGCCCATTGTCATCTGCGTACAACTTCATTGTTGCATTGATTTCATTCTGAATAGATAGCGCTAACTGGGCACGCGCTAGTATCGTTGCTTTGTTAATTGCCATCTGCATATCTTGCGACTTAGCAGATGCTTTCTCATACAGTATGTCGTTGGACTTCGGCGGTTTAGTATACCAATCAGGCGCAGCCTCCAACGTCTTCGCCATCTCTTTTCTTACCTCAACTCTTTCTTCTTTCATAGCCTCATACGACCCCGGCTTAGGGCTGTTGCAGCCAAACAAAAAGAAGCAGCCGGCAATTTTTAAAATTTCTATAATCCACATTGTGCTATTCATTAGTTACCTTTCAAGGTGTATGCAGTACGCGTTGCCCATATCGAGAAGGGCAGACGGATAATTCGACGTTCGCTTTTCGGTATCTCTTGCATGCGTTTATTAAACTCAGCAAGCGAAAAGTTTTTTCTCAGATTAATTTCTTTCTTTGTTGCCACTGCTATTAAAACTGAGTCAGCTATGTCAGTACTTATATTCTTGGGAAAGATTGCAAAATAAACAGACGAGGTTGGAAATTCTATTTCTTTATCAAAAAGTCTACTTTTTTCTATTTCGTTAGGGTACAACTGTGCAAGTTGATCGTGTTCAGCAACGTAAGGTGAGAACACAAACAGGTTTAAATAAAATGGTTTAGTTGGTTTAATGATTACTTTAAAATGTTCACCGTCTCTCAGACGTGTTTGCGACATCCTGATCTCAGGGTCAAACGATATGTCGGTAGTACCTTTGTCTTTAACAACATCAACTTCTAACGCAACGTAACAAGTACGCGGTGCAACTTCTTCTTTAAGTTTTTTTACGCCAGCTACTACGCCTTCTGTGTGAGACACCGACAGCACCAGCAACTG